TCATCCTCCGTCCCTTATCCTGGGGAAGAGAAACGCCCATGCGACGCGCCGCCGCCAAGACCGGGTGAGCGACTCCTCGATCACGCCGAGGCGCTCATAGGCATGGAGGAAGGTGTCGGGGCCGGTGAGGATCCCGACATGCTTCGCGATCGCGCGCGGTTTCATGCGGAAGAGGACCAGCGCGCCCGCACCGGCCGCCACATGTTCCACCTCGATCATCATGGCGCGCGCGCCCTCGGCCAATACCTCGCGCGGGCCGGTCTCACCCCAGTCGCGGCTGTAGGGTGGGATCGGGAACGGCTCTGGACCCACCACCTCGCGCCAGACGCCCCGGGCCAGCCCGAGGCAATCGCAGCCGACGCCACGAAGGCTGGCCTGGTCGTGGTACGGCGTGCCCAGCCAACCGCGGGCTGCGGCGATGACGCGCTCGGGATCGGCGGCCATCACAACACCGCCCCCTCGTGCCCGCCATCCCTTGTGGCGTAGCGCAGAACAGCGTCCTGCCCGGGGATGTGCGGGAAGCCCCTGAAGTTGGCGGTGTTGGCGAACTTCGCTCCGCAGGTCTCCATGCGCTTGTCGCAGCCCGCGCGGATGCTGAAGGTGTCGCCCTCGGCGATTGCGCGAACCGGCGCCTCCAGCAGGGTCAGTACGGCGACGCCGTCCGTCACGTCATGGCCCAGCACTTCTGTGCGCCGCCCCGCATTCGTGCCGCTGGTCCATTCGATGGTCCCGAAGGTGAACCAGCCGGCCTCGAACCCGCCGAGCCCCGATGCGGTGAAGGCGCGGTCGCGCAGAAGGTCAATCACGGCGCCCGTGCCCTTGAAGGCAGGGTCCTCCAGATCGACGCCGCAGCGCGCATCGCCGAGCGCGGCGTCACAGGTCGCCTGGAAGGTCCGCCCGACCGTCTGGCCGAGCACATGGGCGAGCGAGCGCACCTCGGCGACGAAGGCCAAACGCCCGCGCCGGATCTGGCCGATGGCCCCGCGCCGCATCAGCACGCGCTGACCGGTGTCGACCCAGTTCACGCGCCACACCTCGACCTCCGCGTTGTCCCAGCGCCCATCGAGGATGTCGGTCTCGGTGATCCTGTCGGAAGTCAGCACGCCCTCGGCGTCCTGCGCGTCGACAGAGAGGTCCGAGCCCGAGCGCACTTCCGAGGCGGTGAGACCGCTTTCCGGCTCGAAATCCGTCCCGTCGAAGCTCAGCGTCCGATCATGGTCGGTGAAGCCGAAGGTCACGCCGTCGGCGCGGAGGATCCGCCAGCACCAGGCGAGCGTGGTCGTCCCCTCGTCGAGATGGGCCTGCAGGGCCGGAGAGAGAATCTTCATGTCAGGGCCCGCCTCGAAAGGATCACCGCAGGAGCGACAGGAGCAGGAGGAGCGCGGCGACGGCGAGGCCGACGCGGACGCGGTGGACGAAGGCCTGACCGGCATCGGCAGGGTCGCAGCGGATGGAGCGCGCGATGCGGAGAAGCTCATGCATCGCCGTCGCCCGCCTTTCCGCGGCGCAGCCGGGCGAGGACGACCTCGATGAAGGCGGGGCCGAAAATCCCGACGAGATAGGCGGCGGACCCCGCCGCGCCTCCCGCCGGGATCGCCTCGGGCGGCAGCCCGAGCCAACTCGTCACCAGCGCCATCGAGACGCTGCCCATGCCGGCGGCGATCAGACCGCCGAGCAGGATGTGGCGGATCGCATCGCGCAGGCGCATCTTCGTGGTCAGCGCGTTGGTCGCGCCGCCCAGCGCGCCCCATGCCGCGAGGATCACGGCGGTCGAGGCCGCGAGCTCCCGAAGGACTGCGGCGATGAAACCGGTCTCGTTGTTCATCGCCGGATCTCCAGAAGCGGGATGGAGGTGATCGAGCCGAGCCGCTCGATATCGAGCGTCACGTCGAGCGCGTCGCTGTCGAAGCGGACGGGCACGTCGAACTCGAAGCCCGCAGCGATCGTGACACCGGAGCCCGGCGCGGCGCCGAAGGTGACGACGCCGGTCGTGGTGTCCACCGACCAGCCGGAGGGTTGCTCCACCCCGCCGAGCGCGATGCGGATGGTTCCCGCCACCGGCTTGGCGATAGCGCGGGTCCACGATTGCGCCCCGGAGGCGTAGCGTTTCGCAAGCTGAAACGCCGTCGTCGCGCCGTCGCCGGTGCCGATCGGCTGGTTGGTCGGAGATGACGTGCCCGAAGGCAGGCAGGACTTGTGGTCGCCCCAGTCCTTGAAGCGGAAGCCATGGAGGCGACCGTTCCGCGCCTCGAAGAAGGCGACCACCGCCGCCAGATCATCGGCGCGGCGGATGCCGTAGGCCACGTCGTAGCGGCGGCGCGAATTGGCCCAGCTGGCGTTGCGCTCCTCGTCGCCCGAGGCCAGCTCCACGATCTGTGTCCGCCGTTCCGGCCCGCCGCGTGCGCCCCGGCTGATGGTGTCGGGAAACCGGACCTCGTGAAACGCCATCACATGCCTCTCCGCCCGAGCGAGACCGCACGGGCGATGTCCGCCGCGACCTGCGTGCGGGACTGCCGGAAACTCTCGGCATCGCGGGCCATGATCGTGACGTTGACGCCGCCGCCCGCGCCGTAGCTCTGCGCCTCACGTCGCGACAGCACGCGCTCGCCCCGCTGCAGGATCGCGGGCACCTCATCGTGGCGAAGCCCGGCCATGCCGCCACCATGCATCCGGGGCGCAGCGGCGAACGCCATGGCCGGAACCATTCGCGAGGGCCCGGCCGATCCGACCATCCCGCCCGCATGCAGGATATCGGCGAAAATGCCGCCCGCGCCGCCAAGCGCGCCCGACAGCGCATTGGCGATCGGCCCCAGTATGAAGCGCCTGGCCGCGAGCTTGGCGAGATCGGCAAGCAGAGAAGTGACGAGATCGCGGAAGTCCAACCTGCCGGCCTTCACGAACTTGCCGACCGCGTTCTCCGCCGACTGGAAAGCCCCGACGAGGCTCTGGCCGATATCGCCGCCGATCTCGCGGGCCTTGCTGGCGTAATCCGACAGCGCGGCGGTGACCGCCTGCCAACCAGTGACGGCGGCCTCGATGTCGGGCTCTGCTGCGGCAGCCGCTGCACCAGCCGCCGCACCGGCACCCGTTGCAGCGCGCCCCGCAACGTCCAGCGCGGTGCCCAGATCGGTCGCCGCAGTCGCGGCATCCTGTAGGGCTGCTTCCGACTCCGACCCGCCGCCCGCGACGGCAGCCTTCAGCGCATCCCAGGCGGCCAGCGGCCGGGACGCGGCATCGCTCAGCATGCCTGCGGCCTCAAAGTAGCCGTCGGCCCGGGCGCGGGCATCCTCGGCAGCCGCACCAAGACCGAGGTCAGGCGCATCGACATGGCTGCGTGCCAATGCAGCGGAAAACGCATCGGCCGCTGCGGCGCCCGTCGCCTCGGCTGCGCCGGCGAACGGGTTGTCGACCCGGCCGAGCGCGACAGGATCGAGCGTGCCGATCCGCACGCCGCCTTCGCCGGTCGCCCATTCGGGAAGCAGGTCAAGAGCCGCATTCAGCGCCGAAACGAAGCCGTTGATGCGTGTGACGACGCCGTTCAGCATCGCCTCGACGCCGCCGATCAGACCGTTCGCCGCCTGGAATGCAAAATCACCTATGGCGCCGGGGAGCCGTCCCCAGATCGCCTTCATCGCGTCGAACGCGCCCGTAAAGATCGCCACGGACCTGTCGCCGAAGCTGACCACCCCGGTGATGGCGCCATCAAGCGCGGTCAGAGCTGTGGCTTTCAACCCCTCCCAGCTCGCAGCCATCCGCGCCAGCGCCGCGTCGAGCGCGAGGCCGACGCGGCCCCAAACTTCGGAGGCGAGGTCGGACAGCAATCGGAAAGCTGCGCCCACGCCGCCGACCCGTTCGACCAGGCGGGTGAACTGATAGACAAGCTCACCCGCGCCGACGATCAGCGCGCCGATACCTGTGCGGATCAGCGCGCCGCGCAGGACGACCAGCGCTGTGGCGAGGCCGCGAACCGACAGGGCCGCTGCCGCCAACCCGGCGACCCAGCGGCCCGCTAGGAAGGCCGCGAAGGTGGCGGCGTAGGTGGTCAGCCGACCGATGTTGTCGAACAGACCGCGGATCGCGATGCCAAGGGGACCTGTGCGGCTGGCGACCGCCGCCATGGCATCCGCGACAGCTTCCAGCGCCGGTGCGGCGGCAACCGCCAGCTGGTTCGACAGTCCGCGCCAGATCAGACCGAGCCTTGAGATGGCGTCGTTCGTCCGCTCGATCTGGTCGGCATCCTGCTCCGACACGACGACGCCGAAGGCGAGAACGTCCTCGGTCGCCTGGCGCAGCGTCGCGGTGTCGATCCGCGACATCGCGATGGAGCCTTCCTCGCCAAAGAGCTGTCCCGCGACAGCAGCTCGCTCGGCGGCGGGCACGAAGCTCTCGATGGCGGCGTTGATCGCGCCTACGCGCTGATCCAGCGGCAGCGCGATCAGCTCGTTGGCCGAGAGACCGAGCCGGTCCAGAGCATCGGCGGCGGGCCCGGTTCCGGCGGCCGCCTGGCTGAGACGGCGCGTCAGATCCTTCGTCGCCTGCTCGATGCCGGACATCGAGACGCCCGCCAGCTCGCCCGCGCGCTCCAGCGCCTGGATCGAGGCGACGGTGGTGCCGAGCGACTGCGCCAGCTTCGCCTGCGCATCCACCGTCTGCAGGCCGGAGCGGATCATCGCCACGCCGGCGACGGTGGCGGCAGTTACTGCGGCTGCAGCGGCAACCTGCACGCGCCGCGAGAAGGCTGCGAGCCGGGCGTTCGCCGATTCCATCTCGCGGCTGAGACGGCCAAAGCCGCGCGACCCGGCTTCGCCCACGCCTTCCAGTTCCGCGCGCACCTGCCGTCCGCCCACGGCCGCGAGGCGGACGCTAACCCGTTTTTCCGCCATGGGAGTGATCCATCTGTTCGTTGAGTTTCGCGACCATCACCGCCTCTGCGACGGGCAGCAGTTCAGCCATGGCGAGCGGCGGTACGCCAAGCGCCCGACCGAGCGCGAGCGCCGCCGACATGTCCCAGCCGATCACCGCGGCGGGCATCACGCGCAGCTGACCGCCGAGACGGCCGACAAGGTCCCAGACCTGCCAACCCTCATGAGTTAGCGGTCGGTTCAGGCGCGCCGGGCAGTCTCGGCAGGCTTGCGCACTGGCTTCGCTGGGTTCGCAACCCTCGCAGTAGCGCTCGCCCCCGCCGAAGGACCAGTCGGCGAGAGCGCGGAGGCGTTTTTTTCCTGTTCCAGCAGCAGCCCCTTCGAGACGTAGGTCAGCTGGAACGCCTCGAAGATCGGCCAGACGTCGAGCAGCGCATCGACGGTGTTAGGGCTGGGGTCGATGGGGTTGCCGTCCGCGTCGCCGATGCCCTCCCAGGCCAGTACCGCGCGGCGGGCCAGCGCCTTGGCGAAGGCGACGGCGCGTTCCTCGTCCGAGGCCTCCTCGGGTACCGCCTCGACGGCGGGATCGCTGCGCGTCGCGACCATCAGCGCCGTGGTCAACGGGCGCAGCTGCACCCGGACGCCAGGCGCGAGGTCATGCCAGCGTGGCGCGTTGGTCAGGTCGAGCGTCAGCATTGTCAGTACATCTCCACGTCGTTCACGAGGGTTGCGGTACACATCCGGCCCACCACGCTGTCGCGCGCGGCCTGCCAGTCGAAAGTGGCCTGCACGCCCTGCGGCCCGGAGATCTCGATCCGGGGGCGCGGCAGATGGACGGCGTGCACGGTGAAGATGAAGCTCTCGCCCGAGGGCAGGACGTAGGCGAATTCCATCTCGCAGGGATCGCCGTTGATCGCCTGCGTCACCAGCGTCTGGTCGGCGAAGCGCACCTCGATCCGGCCGGTCAGCGCCGCGATGGACGGGTCCGCGCCGTCGATGCGGCCGTCCGAGCGGATCGTCTCGATCCGGTCGAGATTGTTGGCGTAGGTGATCTCGGCAGAGACCACGTTGCCGAGGGCCGAACCGTTGCGCGTGATCGCGCCATTGAAATGCCCGAAGCGCTTCAGCTCCAGCGCGGCCGGCGTGCCTGCGCTGGTGGTCGTGCCCACCGTCTCGCCCTGCGCCACCAGCCGCGCCGTGGCGGTCAGCAGGCCCGAGCGTTGCATCTGCCAGGTGATCTGGTCGAGCACGCAGCCGGAATACATCGCATAGCGCGGCACCTCGGGCATGCCGGTCTCGATCGACATGCTGGGCAGCGTCCAGGACCCCGACTGGAACTCGTGGCTGTACGGCGCTTCCGCGCCAGTTGTCGTCGGCGCGCCGAAGGCCGCCTTCAGCCAGAAGCCGAAGGACTCGGCGTCGAGCGGCACGACGACATCGCCATCGGCCGTCACCGCGTCCTTGATCGGCGCCAGCGGATCGCGGCCGTAGCCGAGCAGCTCCGAGTTCAGCAGCGGCTGCTCCGCACCGAGCGAAGTGCTGGCGAAGGGCATGCGGGTGAAGCCGCTGGCGGGCGGCGTTCCGTAAGTTGTCTCGAACGCAAGCGCCATCTGCGCCCGCGCCCCTTGGGCTCGTGCCATGGTGTTTTCCTCGGGTTGTCGGGATCAGCCGAGCGGATCGGCCGTGGAATAGTGCAGCACGACCGGGATGACGGCGGCCTTCAGGCTGGCCGCGCCCTCGACCGGCAGGTCGACCGGGCGCGGGGCTTCGGCCTCGACCCAGTCGCAGAGGCCGCCCAGCGTGCGTTCGGCGGCGAGCGCCGTGCCGATGCTGGCTGTCAGCGTGTCGAAGGCGGTGTCACGGTCCGCGCCTTGCACGACCGCCTCGATCTCGGCGCGGTGCTGGTAGTGGTAGCGGAGCGGAGACAGCGTGACATCCGGCTCACCCGGTTCGCCGTCGCGGAGGATCAGCAGGCCCTCGGCCGGCACGCGCTCGGGCAGCACCTCGCCGCGCAGGGCGGTGGCGGCCAGCGCCGAGAGCCGCTGATGCAGTGCGGCGAGGATGGTTTCTCGAGGGGTTGGCATGTGCACTTACGCTGTGTCGTTCGTTCTGTATTCATGGCGGCTTCGAACCATTGCCGCCATGCGGCGGCAATCCTCAATCTGACCGGTGTGCCGGACGCAGCACTCGTCGCCTTCCGGCGAAGCGGCTGGATCGAAGGAGCCCCGTCCTGCCGACGGGCAGGGTGCGAAGCGACTGATTTCGCGTTACGACTGGATCAGAAACCGATTCGATCATTTTTTTCGGGGAACGCCG